GGGATTTTTACAAGGGCCAGGGCCACACAGAGACATTTGTTTTCCCGGCTCATATCTCAATATTGATCGTTTGGTTCGGAATGTATCTGAATTTTATAGCGGCAAAATGGCTATGGTTCAACTTCTTTTCGTATATTTATAACGCTTACAGCACTGCAATATGAAACAAAGACTAATTTTCGCCATTAAAATATCTCTTGGAATTTTCGCTTGTTACGCCTTGATTGCGTTTGTCAAGTGGGAGCAAGATGTTTCTGAGTGGAATTTCTTGGACCGGTTATTAATGGCAGTTTTTAGCATAGCATCGTCTTTTGCAATATCAGTAATCGAAACGGAACCATGAACCACGTAACATTCAACACTGCACAGGCACTTAAATCCGCCGCGATGGCGTGGCTGGCACTAAACAAAAAGATATGACCGATATTCAATGTATTGCTATTGTGATTTGCTTGGCTGGCATATCGCTCAACCTCCAAAACATCCATCGTGAACTTAAAAAAATGAACGAAAGAAGATGAATGATGAATTAACATCTCTGATAAGTATGCTTAAAATAAGATCCGAGGGCGACATTAAAGATGGTTGGAACCCGGACGGTGCATCATTTGCAGATGAGGAGGGTATAATTATAAGTCCAAACCAGGCGCTTATTCTCGTTCGTGAAATAGAAGAAAAATATCAGATAAACAAAAATAAGGAATCCGTTGAAACATGCCAAACATGCCATATCAAACCCGCAACAGAAATGCACACATGCCCATACGCAACCGAAATAAACGATTGTGACAATGAGTGTAATTGCTGTGACGGTTGTAGGCACGAGTGTATGCAAGATATATAAATAATGCTTCATGGTCGAAGCTGCCAGCCGTCAAGCGTGAGGCGCGACGGCTGGCTTTAAATAAAAACATGAGCGATAAAAAAGAAAAGTACGTTCCATGCTGCGATGCTTTCAAAAAGTTCGCACGTTCTTTCAAGTGGTTCAACCTTGGAGGGAGATACTTGCTTATGCCATGCTTGGAGCATAGTGGCGCGAATTACCGGATTAACTATTGCCCATCTTGCGGCGCTGAAATTAGGGCGGTGCAAATACCTTTATCAGCGTTCAACAAGTTTACAACATGAAAATAACCGAATCATTCCTTCGTGACCTATACGCGCAACTGCACAGAGAAGAAATAACGTTCAGCCGAATGGTTGAGCTGATAAATATTGAGGCGAAAAAAATAACTGATGAATCTGGGTACTGTTTTATGCTCGAAAAAATGAAAAAACAAGCCGATCACAATATTGAAAATTACCAAGACCCAGACGCGGCTTCGTGGAGTGACGAGGAAGGAGTTTTACTTACCAACCAGGAAGCAATTGACATTTATAACCACCATAAGAAATGAAAATAGCAGCAACACCCAACAACCGACCAAAGTCTCCCTTTCACAAGAAAGCCGACCCGGACGCTCCAAAACCTGAAAAGGTGAAGAAAGAAAAGCCTGTGAAAGACGAGCGGCTTTTTGATGTTTCAAAGCATAAAAACTGGTACGGATGAAATCAGTGTTAATTATTTGCTCAAAATGCAATGGTGAAAAGCCTGACGCCGAATTTAAGTGTAAGGGGCATGGCATATATCCAGCGCTTTGCATATCGTGCTTTCGTAAAAAGAAGAGTTCATATATGAAAGAATATTACCGGAGGCCAGAAGTTAACACCGCAAGGAAAAAGTACGAAATGGCGTATAGGCAAATACCGGGGGTTAGTGAGCGGGCGCGTGCGCGCTCAAAAGAGCATAGAGAAAGCGATAATGGCAAAGCCAGAAGAGTGGAGTGGATGAGTGAGTATCTTGAAAAGCCAGGCAAGCTGGATATGAGAAGGTCATACGGCAGAAAATCATACAACAATCCAGATATAAAAGAAAGAAAGAGGCGGTACACTAAAGAGTATTATAAAAGGCCAGATGTGAAAGAAAGGGTGAAACTGAAATTGCAAATGCCAGAGGCGAAAGAAAGGGTGAAAAGAATCAATCGTAGTGACATAAGTTCCGCCGCAGACAGATATATAAAATATCTTATTCGACAAAAATCTGGTCGTACTTTAGGCGCAAAAGAAATTCCGGTAGAACTTATTGAGACGCAACGGCAATCAATAATGCTTAAACGAACAATTAAACAAAAAAAAGAAGAAAATGAACAACACACAACAACCGACTTATGACCTAAAAACAGATGCCGACCTTTCAAAATTTCTACTTGGAGCGATCCGCGATGTTCGTAAAAACGAGCTTGATGTTGAAAAGGCAACAGTTATCAGTCAGCTTGCGGACAAGTACACAAAGAACGAGATCATGCGATGCCTAAAGGCAAAGATGCTACATAAGGCAGATGAGCTTGACGTGACAGCCGAGATCAACAAGCAGTTAATGCAAAGGACATAGTTTGGGCTATGTTAAAAATCAGGCACAGTCATTGCATCAAATAACACGACCCATCTCGGAAAGGCGGGTTAATCATTCACTATGATTACCCCGCTGATAATTTCGGCGGGGTTTTTGTGATTAAAGCGTAAATTTGTGAAACTAAAGCCAATAAAAATGAGAATTTGGGGCATCCACAAAAAATACAGCACATTTTCGTGGTTTGAAAACTTCATGGGTGGACACGTGTCTTTTTGTGGCATTACCATCTTCGGGGCAAACGCAATGAACTGGGCTGTGAATATTAGCACCCGATGGGGCTACCTTTGCTTTACGCTTCCAGTGGCCGCAAGATGGCGAAGAAACAGCATGGGGCAATTGCACTATTCATGGTACATGTACTTGTCTCCAAATTGTACGCCGTGGGCGGCAACATGGTACATAGGCAGCGACAAGAGCGAACACATCCGGGCGAAGATTAGAAAGCTAAATTTTGGGCATGGTTTTAATTCTGGAAGCGACACAAACGCCGAGAATTATAAAAAGCTACGGGCGATAAATTCAAAGTATAGCTGTTTTTACCCTAGCGATCAGGATATTGAGGAAACGTACCAATACGACAAACAAGGATAGCCATGAAACACGCCATCATCCTTTTCCTACTCACATTCGCTTCCTGCCAGAAAGAAGCACAGCCAACCACCTCCGAGCTAATACAGGGCGTTTGGAAGCAGTCAACCAGCCCACACGCTGTCTACTCGTTCGCGTCCGGAATTTGTACCCGCCGGGTAATATCAGCAGGCGTTGAAGTTTGGCGGGCCGAATACGCCTATCTTTGCGAAGGCGATACCGTAACACTCAAAAACATTGTGAACGGTGTTGACGAGAAATGGGCAGTTACGTTTGAGACTGATGATAAATTTTCGGCAAAGACTGGTTCGGTTTTTGTATTGTACTTAGAAAGAATGTGAATGGGATACCACGATAAAAAAGATATTTCATTACCAATAGACGCGCCGACCACATCGAGCGCGTTTTTGCGTTAAAAGCAAAATAACAACGGGGTAACAACGGTTAGCTATGGCAAAAAGGGTTAAACAGTCGCATGGTGGAGAGCTTTCAATACTTGAGAAAGGAGAAACGGCAAACCCTAACGGTCGGCCTCGCAGGATTGTGTCTCAAATAATTGCCGACCTAAAATCTGGCGGGGCAGAGGTTATTTCCCCGGCCAACGTGGCAGACGCTATATCCGTGCTGATAGGGCTTTCAAAGAACGAATTAACTGAACTAGGTCAGGATACCACAGCGCCCGTACTGATTCAAAGAACAGCGCACAGACTTGCGTCAAGCTCTGATAAAGACTGGGATTTTGTGATAAAAGATAATTTAGACAGGGCACACGGGAAAGCTACCCAATCGGTTGACCATACCACAAAAGGCGAAGCAATAAATAACCCCCTCCTGAGTATGTCAATTGAAGATCAAGAATCGTTTTTAGAAAAAATAAACAATGCAAATGGGAGTAACCCATGAAAATGTTATTGACCTAAAAGCTAATCTGTATAAGGCCGGGCGCGTCAAAGGGCTAAGACTTTCTGACAAGCAGGTAGAAGCCTTTGCGATTTTATTTGACAAAGAAACTGACGAATTGCTTTACGGAGGGGCAGCCGGGGGCGCAAAGTCTTGGTTAGGATGCGAATGGCTGCTTTGGAATTGCATTGCATACCCTGAAACGAGGTGGTTTATTGGCAGGCATCACCTTTCGCAGATCAGGAAATCAACAATTGAAACTTTCAAAAAGGTTTGTAAAAAGCACAATATACCCAACGCAGCGTATAAATACAACGATCAAACGGTTAAGATTGTCTTTATAAACGGATCTACTATTGATGGCATTGAAATGATGCACAAACCAGGTGATCCAGAGTTCGACGGGTTTGGTTCAACTGAATACACAGGTGGATGGATTGAGGAAGGCGGCGGTATCGCTTTCAAGGCTTACGAGATTGCAAGCACAAGGATAGGGCGGCATTATAATGATAGGTACGGTATCCGGGGGAAATTGCTGATTACAGGCAACCCTTCACGGAACTGGATGTACAGCCTTTTTTACAAGCCGCACCGTGACGGAGTTTTGCATGTAAAAAAGAAATTCATGCAGTCGCTTGTTACAGACAACCCTTTCGTTGATTCTGGCTATGTCGAAAAATTGGACGGGCTAAAGGGGCAAACAAGGGAGCGGCTCCGGCTTGGGAACTGGGATTTCATTAACGACCCGTTGGCACTGATTGATGCTGAGGCGATACAAGACTTGTTTTCTAATGAGTTTGTAGTGCCTAATATGCTAGAGAAATACCTCATTATAGATGTGGCGATGCACGGTGATGATAAGCTAAGGGCGGGCGTTTTTTACGGTGACGTAATGATCGAAGAAATTAGCATGAAAAAGAGCGGTGGGCAGCAGGTGCTTTCACTTGCAAAACAGCTACAAAGCAAGCACCGCATCCAAGCGTCTCACATACTTTATGACGGCGATGGAGTTGGCGCTTTTATGGGTGGTGAGGGAGGGTTTATACCGGGCGCAATCGCTTTTCACGGTAATGCCGCGCCGATAATACCAAACAAAGACGAATCAAAATTTGATAGGGATAGGCAGCAAAAACAGAAAAGCGAATACGCAAACCTAAAGGCGCAATGTGGCTACCTTCTTGCCAATGATATTAACGAGGGCAAAATGTGGGCGAAGTGCGTAACTTCGCAGGAAGAAAGAGAGATGTTAAGCGAGGAACTTGCGCAAATAAAAGCATCGCAGGCCAATGGAGACGGGGCGCTAAGGTTGATGGAAAAGAAGCTGATTGTTCAGGCTATCGGTCGAAGCCCTGATTTTTCGGATTTATTTTTAATGAAAAAATACTTTGACCTTCAAAAACTTGTAAAAAGAAAACCGTTCACCCGCCCAATGCAGGGCATACAATAAATTTATGGAAGACGAAAAAACTACCACAAAAGAAGCACTGAGACTATTTTCAGATGGTTACAAATGGATGATTGAACAGCAGGGGCAAGGTGTTAACACCCCGCTCCCCAGGCAATTGAAGCAGATCATAAAGCTGTACTTCAAAAAGGATGGCGTTGAGGCGATTGCCTCAATAGAGCGTGAATCGTTAAACAAAAAAGGTATCACGCCGTCTTTGATCCGTACAAAATCAATTGAGCAGCCAAAAAAGTTGAGCAGCGACCGGAGGCTCGAACGGATCGCTTTGCGGGAAACCGGGCAGGAGGACGGGTCGAATACGAAAGCGGCGGTGTCCAGAATGAAGCGGTTAGCAAACAGAGGGATATTCGGAACGCCGACGTTAGAAACCGGGTTGGAGGAAAGCGAAAGTGTTGCGGCGGGTGAACAGCCTGAAAAGCAGCCACGCGCAAAAAAAGAACAGCAGAAAGCATCCATTGATGTCCAGCCCCTCAATACAACCGAAATACAGTTGATAGGAGAAATGGGCGCTAAGGAGATTGTTGACGCCTACGGGGCAGACCGAGTGCTTGCTACACTGCAAGCGTTCAATGATCCTGATATTGTATTGACAGGATCGCCGAAGCAACTTGCAAACCGCCTCAAATTCAGAATTCACCCACAGCCAGGGCAATGATAATAGCAAGCCTAAAAATACCGTCAGGCGAAGTTGTTGCCGAAATACCGCTTCCTGCCAGCGCGTCGGAGTTGTCTTTAGCTAGGTATGTATCGTTTTTGTCGGAGGTTTCAAAAATTGACCTGCCAGGCAAAAACGCTGTAACTGTGATGGCAAAGGCTGTTTCTGAATTTTCAGGCGTTGATCTTGAAACTGTTTTTCGGGCCAAGCTTGGTGAAGATTGGAATGAAGAAACGCAAGCAATTGAAGGCGTCAAAACGCTGTATGGTTGGTGTGTGAATACAATCGGGCAATACAGCGGTGACCTACGTGCTGAAAAAGATCATTCTTTTGAGTACAACGGCGAACGTTTTTGCATCCCTGTTATTCGCGTTCAACAGATCGGCGGTGCAATTCTTCCTGATATTGAGGCGGGTGAGGCGATTGAGGCTTTTGAAACGGTACGCGCTTTTTCTGACCACGTATCAAAAGGCGTAAGCGTAAGGGAGTGCGTAGCTATGCTGCAAACGCTGACAGATGATACTGATAAGATTCCGTTTGTGAAAAGACTTCGGGCGCTTGTACCGGAAACAGAATCGGTAAGCATTGAAAGTGCTGACTATGACTATTTACAGGGGTTGCTATCGGCCCACGGCGATGAAGACGGTAACTACACTTATAGCCGTTATCTGACAATGATGGCCATACTTTGCAGGAAGGAAGGCGAAAAATTACCGTCGAATGAAAGCGAACGCCGGGCATTTATTGCCAATCGCAGTGCTTTTTTCCAGGATATTGACGCAAAAACGGCAATGGATGTTGATTTTTTTTTGCTCACTTTATTCAATGTCTTAGGAAAGACGCATCATGTTATTGGTTCTTTAACTCACCAGGCTTTAGGAGCCGTAGTGGCGACGACAAAGCAGAACGTGAATCTTACGCGCGCGCACTCAAGCACCAAGAAGCGGTCTACAAAAGGATTGGTTGGCGCTCTTTAACGATAACCTTGATTGAAAAAGGGTGGTTTAATCACCCTAATATGACACCGATAGAAAGCGTGTTCAGGGCAAAATTTGAGGAGTGCGTAAGGGCAATAAGTTTGGAAAATGCAACACTTTGAGAAATAATGTTTTCTAACCCACTGTTCAAAGCCCGTGTTTTTTGACACCACCAAAATTAAATTCTGAATTATGGCACGTACTGTTGTTCCGGCAATCCCGGCAAATAAAAACGGCTTCGACAATACGCCTTTTGACGTTGATGGGGCGCAAAAGATAGACTTTCCAATACTTAGGGTTTTAAAAGATCCTGATGTTTCCGTTACTATATCGCCAGACTGTGCGACAACTGTAACAATGGCTTGGAAACGAAACCGTAAAAAGAAATGATTGACCCTAAAGATTTCGACAAGATAAAGCACATGGTTGAGGTTGTTGCCGCCCGGCGAACTGAAGCAATGGAGCAATGTGTGAAAACAATCCTTTCGCAGTTGTTAGGCCGTGAACCGGAATTAGAAGACGCAAAGGATTTGAATTTGATTCAATTGCCCGTTAAAAATCCAATGGGCGACGTTACCTACCACGTAGAGTACGGGGATGAGCGGGTGTTTCTTGGGGTGATGGTAGTCACACGCGAAGCGGCCACATTTAACCCTGTCATGCCCACTGGTGAAAAGCCAACCGGAAAACCTACGGCATCAAGGATGGCACGTAGAAAAATGGCGCGTAAAATTGCAATGTCATGAAAACAACGAAAACAGACATTTACAACGCCCTTGCAGCGGCGGTTAAATTCAGCCCCGCGTGTTCCGATAAGTGCAAGCAGTTTCAAACGTTCCGTGTGATAGAGCAAGGCGGCGGCGGGATGTTAACCTCGGCTAATTTCGGGGCAACGTATTGCGACAAAGACAAGCCGTTTTTTTGGAGCCGTGCGTGGCACAATTCAGGGTACAAAGAGAAAGTAATTTTTGATTTTCCGGTGTTGTCTGTCATTGAGACAAATTACACGGTAGCCCAACCGCTTGACCCTAATAGCCCCCGGTGTTACGATTTCAATATCACGGTTCTTGATAAGTACGTAGCCGACTGCGAAAAGGGCAAGTGTACGGGCTGCACGGGTAGAACGATCAACGAAATTTACCAAGACACGGAAAAGCTGCTTTTTTCAGCCTTGCACTTTTTAGGCGATCTTGTTTATGCAGAGATTAATGACGGTTCAACGGGCTTTTACAGTCAAAAGATGTTGGATGGATGGTTGTCGAACGGATTGATTGCCGGATACGAAGCCGGGTACTCACTTGGTAGCGCGCTATTGCAGCGTACTAAAAACGCAACTGCCTACAAAGCGAGTATTCCAGCCGAAGGGCTTTACGGAAATTCTATCACTTTGAGCGTTTGCCTATCTCATTGCGAAGAAACAGAATACGATTTTAACAATCCGTCATTTGTCGAACTGTCACGGCAGGAAGGATGCTTAACCTGCGGATAATGTCGCATACAATCGCCGCCATATCGAAAGCGTTAACCGCCGCAATGAAAGTATTGCAGGGCGATCTACGCGGCGAACTAAAAGCACAGGGGCATTACCTTACGGGTAAGCTCCACGATTCAATTGATTTCAAGATTGAGGAAAGTGAAAATTTGGTTATTGCCACGGTTGAGTGCGAAGATTACGGCCTTGCAATGGAGTTCGGGGTAGCGTCTGGTAGAATACCATTCACGCCCGGCAGCAACAACGGCGGCACAAGTCAGTACATTCAGGGGCTTATCACTTTTTTTGAAAAGCGTGGATTGCAAGGCAGGGACGCGGTAAGTGCGGCATTCGCCACGGCACGGGTGCAAAAACAACAAGGTATGCCCACGGCTGGCAGTTTCAGGTTTTCAAAAAACGGCGCAAGGAAAGGTTTTGCATCAACCACACTGGAAAGGGATTTGTCAATAATCAGCAGCATTCTGGAAAACCAAACAGGAATAAGCCTGCAAATAGCCTATGATGAAACCGTAAAAATGGAGCCTATAAATATTTACGTATAGATCATGGCCACAAAAATTTTGTTCACATTCACCGCTCAAGATGTCAACGTCGCCAAAACACAGGATGATGTAAAGGACAGATTGGCAGCGATAAATAAAGAAATTAAGGCCGCAAAAGCAGCCGGAAGCCCTTACGGGGCGCTGATTGGCGAAAGCGTGAAACTGAAACGCGAATCGGTTGCACTACGTGAAGAACAAGCGAAGCTGAATAAGGAGTTTAAGGCTACCACGGTGCCTAAAGATTCTTTGGCCGGGTTACGCCTTGAATATTCAAAGTTAACCGACGCGGTAAATAAACTAAGCGCAGCCGAACGCGCAAGCCCGGCGGGGCAATCTATTATCAAAAACGCCTCAAATGTAAAGGGGCAAATTGACGGTATAGAGCAGTCTTTAGGGCGGTTCACTGGGAATGTCGGAAATTACAAAAGTGCGCTGCTCGGTATTGGTGACGCGCTGACCGGGGGGCTTGCAACGGGTGGAATAGCGGCTGGCGTAGGGGTTCTAATAAAATTATTTCAGGCAGGCACAGCGGCGGCACTTACTTATGAAAAACAGCTTGACGACCTTAGCGCACTTACCGGAAAGGTGGGAGCCGACTTGCAGGGATTGCAAGATGTGGAGCAGGGGTTGAGAGACATTAATGTTGAAGGTGTTAAAATTGTCAGCACTGGAAGCACGATACTAACCGCCCTGAAAGATGTTGGCGGCGCAAGACCTGAACTTCTTGAGGATTCAAAAGCGTTAGGAGATGTTGCGAAAAATGCAATCATTCTTTCAAAAGCTGGTGGCGACACGCTAAAATCATCCGTTGAAAGTCTTACCACGGTATTGGGTCAATTCAACCTTGAGGGGTATGATTCAAGCCGTATTATAAACGAATTAGCCGCCGGTGCAAAGGTTGGCGCGTCTGAAATTCCACAGACAACTGCCGCGCTCCGTGAATTTGGCACGGTTGCAAAGATTAGTAATGTAAGCACGGGCGAATCAATTGCTCTTATTGAATTACTCGCAGCTAACCAGCTAAAAGGCGCTGAGGCGGGTACGCAACTGCGTAATATCCTGACAAAATTAGCCGCCGCCGATGTGCTACCTAAAAAAGCACTTGACGCATTCAAAAGATTGGGCATTGATATTAACGTGCTTAGAGACGCTACATTACCGTTAGAGGTTAGACTGAAAGAATTGGCAAAGGCTCAGGGTGATTTAGGTGCGTTATCAAAAGCGTTTGGCGTTGAAAACTTGCAAGCCGCCGCAATTATAACCAGTAGCATACCAAAGTATCAGGAACTACAAAAAGGCATTGAGGGTACAAATGAGGCTTACAAGCAGGCAGCCATACGGGCCGACAACGCTAGTCAATCAATTGACAATCTTAGCGCAAAGGTTGCTAATAAGCTACAAACGGCGTTCCAGGGCGCAACCCCTATAATTAAAACGCTTACCGATCAACTAGGAAATTTAATAGACCAGGACTTGAGTTTTGGCGGTCTTTTCCTTACCGCTATAACCGCACCGTTTGATCGAGGCAATCAGCCAGTAAAAACAAACCCAAATTCTATACCGTTCAACGTAAACGACCCGTTTAGCGGGGCGCTTGGTGAGGTTAAAGACCCGTTTGGGGTTCTGCGACCATTGACTGAAAAAGAAAAGATTGCAGCGCAACAAAGGGCCATTGAACTTACAAAAATTAAGGCAGCAGCAGAAAAGGAAGAAGAAAAGAAGCAAAAAGGCACTACAAAAGAATCTTTCGCGGCTGGCTCACTAGGTGCATTGCAAAAGGAGTTTGAAGCGCTACAAAAGAAGATAAACAACACGCCGGGCGATAGCCCATTGCTTGCAGGGCTGCTAAAGGATTCAGAAGCAGTATCCCAAAAAATAACAACTCTTAAAAATGTTATTTCAGAGCTTCGCAACCCGTCGCGCGAACTTACAGACGATGAACGGGCGCTAGAATTAGCAACTGGCATAAATTCAGAAGCGGCAATAAAAGAGGCCAAGAGATTGCGCGATAAGTTAGGTGCTGAATTAGGCGGCATTGCGCCGGGGGAAACGTTTAGCCCCGAAGATGAGACACTTGGAAAATTAAACCGTGAACAGGCTGACAAGGACAACGCTAGCTTACAGCTTAAATTAGACAACGAAAAGTCTGTACAAGAAGCGCTAAAAGAAGCGGCTATACAGTCCGCTCAAAACATTGCAAATGCCGTTTTTGACATCCAAAAAAATGCACTTCAAAAAGAGCAGGACGCAAAGCTTGCAGCGTTAAACGATCAAGAAGCAAAAGCGATTGAGGCAGCCGGGGGGAACGCAGCAAAAGAAAAAGCTATACGTGCGGACTTTGAGAAAAAACGGGTTGCGCTTGAAAAGGAAGGGGCAAGGCAGCGCAAGGCAATTGCTATCAAAGAGGCGCTTATCAATACCGCTTTAGCGATTACAAAGGCATTTACGCTTCTTCCTCCATTCAGCTACATAGCCGCCGGGATAGCAGCGATTTCCGGGGCCGCACAGTTAGCTACAATAAACGCCCAGGAGTTTGCAGGGGGTGGTAAAGTAAAACAGTTAGGCAGCGGCGTTGTGAATGAAAAACAAAACGCCCCGCGCACGGTCAACGGTGATACCGTTCTTGCTTATTTGAAGCCCGGCGAAATGGTTTTGAATCAGGCTCAACAGTCGAATATTGCCGGGATGGCTGGCAGTGATGTTTTCCATAAAGCAGGCGTTCCAGGTGTTTCACGATCCAAGCCAGTGCCGTTTTTTGCAAGCGGTGGCGTGGTTGATTTTATACCGCAAACGTCATTCGCTCAATCACAAAATGGTAGTGTATCTTTGAACGCACAAGCGTCATTTACGCCCGATCAAATTCAGCAAATAGGTAGTTCGCTTGGTATTGTAATTGCTAACGCGGTGGCTTCCGAGGTGAAAAAGGGGATAGGTGAAGGGCTTGGCGATGCAAACAGGCGATTGGAGCGTGAAGAAGATTTACAAACTCAAAGACAAGGGTAATGGCCATAACGATAACAGATGAACCAATTTCGATACCCGCACCAACCCCGGTATCTGATTGTCTTAGATGGTGCTTGCAGCCGGACAGCGCCGACGTACTTGATACGCCGGGTTCTTTCGCTGTAATATCCGTTATCTTCCCTGGAACAATCGGAAGTATTCCGGCGAACGGAACCGCTTTTACAATTTTCGGGCATACGTTCACGGTAGATAATACGGTTGCAAATACGTCCACATCTTTTCGTATTGTAGCAAGTGGAAACACAACCGGAACGAATTTCAGAAACATGCTCCGTGCAAACTTCTTCTTTTCAGTCGCTACGGTTGCAGCAGACGGGGCGCTGACAAATACGCTCATAACCTGGAATACTTGCGGTGAACAGGAGAATTTTACGGGCGTGAACATGGATTTGCAAACGCTTATAGACGCTGGAGCAACGGCGTTAGTAACCAACGGCGTTACCGCTGTTCCGGTTAGCGGGGCAATGGTTCAGGTTAGGCTTATGAAGGCCGACAATGATACGGGCGTATTTTCACCGATCACAAAATACGAAGGGCTCACACCTGACATATCATGTGATACGGTAGGTGGTCTGTGCATTAATTACATGCAAGACGCAAGGCGCACACTTTTCACGCCGATGCCTGACCTTTCGTTGACCTCTGAAATAAGCCCGGACTTAACGACGATGTTAGGGCAATTTTATATTGAATTTGGCACTACATACCGTGACGTAAATTGTCAGGCCCAAAGCGGCGTATTTGGGCAAAGCGATACGGTCTATGTGATGGATACGGTATTTGAGTTGCAGGAGAATTACGGGATGCGTAGATATATTTACGACCACCCCGATAACTTGTGTATGGGATGCTCACCGCCGCCGCTATCACCTCAATTCCTAACAAATAAGCCGAGCCGTTTAATTTTAGGGGAAAACAGTTTTGCATGGCTATGGTTAGCCGCCGGGTATCAGTCAATAAGCCCCGCCGTAATAAATTTGCGGTTCAACATTTTCTACAAAAACGGAACAACAGGCTTTGTGCTTGTTCCTTATGACCCTTTGCAATCGTACCAAGTTCACTGCTTCAACGTGTCGCCGGGTAGGCTTTTGTCATTGTTCTCACTTACAGACCTTTCAACAGTTTCGCACTATTTTGTAAGAGCAGAGGCCGATAGTGAAACAATTGGGTGGGATTCTTATTTTGGAATTGAGCAAGCATGTGAGGGGCTAGTTGATGTTTATTTCAAAACACCGCCGGGGGGAATAGGCACAATACTTTGCGAGATGACCAGCACGGATGTTGTACAAGAAGGAACAGAGATTTGCTTAAATACACCATGCTCCACGTCACGACTTGAAAAAGGCAAGTACAGCGGGCGGTTGTTGAATCAAATACGATCCTACGAAAAAGTTACGCTAAAGGCCCGCCGAAACTTTGCAGATGATGAGGTTGCCTATTTCAGATCACTAAAGGCAAGCCCTGAACGGTGGATACAAATAGCTGAAACCGGGGAGCCGGGGCATTACATGGCAAAGAAGTTAATTGTAGATACTGGCGGTGTTAAAATCATGCAATCCGGCGAATACATAGACCTGATTATCGAAGGCACTTTACAAGATATTCCAATTCAAAGCGGTCTAAAATCTTCATAAATGGCCGACAACAGGACAGAGATACGTGTTAGATTAACCCCGGAGGGTCGCGCAATATTGGGCGGTGATGAGTGGGCAATACTTGACTTAGCGCAAGGATTCTCAACACGGGTATCTAAGGACGTGAACGGGTTGAGCGACGTTAATCTACTGCTTACGGACGGGGTTTTATCATTTTCCGTTCCGTATTCAACAACCAATGATGCGGCTTTTATTTCGTTTTCTTCGCCGATAATAACCGACAATCCAGACTTAGGCATTGAGGCCCGTATCGTTGTTGATAGCCACGAATTACCGTTCGATAGAATTTGGATTAAGCAAAAAAACGACACGTCAGCGCAATGGGAAATATCTGTTAGGCGCTCACCTAATCATTGGCTTGAATTATCAAGCGTCAAGAAACTATGTGATATTGATTGCGGTACGGCGTTGCTTGATTTTGTCAGCGTTGTCGATGGTTTTGCAAGTCAGTTTTATATTCCAGGTGAATCGGTAGTTAGGTGGATACCAACAGACTACGGGGGTTGGGTTGACTTGTCAGAGCCAGCGCAGTTTACAGACCCGCCCGTAAAACAGGTATGGTTAGAAGATTTGCGCCCGTGGGTTTCAAAGGCATTCCTTTTGAAACAGGGTTTTTGCGAAATAGGATGGACGCTAAAAGGTCAAATATTTGAAGCACCGTGGACGCTTGCTCAATTTGATTACGTGCTTGGTAGGGAGTATTACAACCAAAGCGAGGGAGGGTTGCACAAATTGATTGGGCAAAACAATATAGGTTTCACGCCAAACTCTACACTTGCAACGCCTTTTACTTTTGACCTGCTACAATACGACCCCGGAACAAATAATATTGCCGCCTTTGGCTCTTACGCAGGTGGCATAACCAACAACCTGCCTTTTAAGTCAAAATACAGGTTTCAGTTTTCTGGCTACATTGAAAACACAACAGGGGCCGATAAAACACTTGGTGTCGGGCTTGGTGAGTTTGACTTTGCGTTAAGTCCGATAGTAGGATTTACGGGGCTTATGCTTTACGACACGTCTGTTATAATTCCGGCTGGTAGCACAACCTACGTTACCGTTGACCAAATTATCGAATTAGAGGTAGGGCAAGGTGCAGCGTTTATTATCGGGGCCGCTACGGGGCTTGTCATAAAGATAGG